TCTATGGTCTAGGTCTTATTCACTTCCTTGGTAATCTTACTATGACTGCTACTGCTGCTATGCGTAGCTTGGTTGATGCAGGACAGTTTGCCAATCTTCCCGGTGGCTTCAAAGCTAAAGGTATGAGGATTGTAGGAGACAATGATCCTATTAGTCCCGGTGAGTTTAGGGAAGTAGAGGCTACAGGTAATGATATTAGTAAGATGATCATTAACCTGCCATACAAAGAACCTTCACAAACTCTATTCCAGATGCTCAACTTTGTAAGTGCAACTGCTCAGAAGTTTGCAGATACTACAGAGCAAGTTATTTCTGATGGTGCGAACTATGGACCAGTAGGAACTACAATGGCTTTGTTAGAGGCTAGTAGTAAGTTCTTTAGTGCAATTCATAAACGACTACATAAATCTCAGCATAGAGAATTTAGTTTGCTAGGTAGGATTAATAATGAATACCTACCAGATGAATCAATGATTGATATTCCATCTAATGCTCTTACTATTTATAAGAGTGACTTTGATGGCAGGATTGATATTATTCCTGTATCTGATCCTAACATTCCTTCTTCTGCTCACCGTATGATGATGGCACAACTAGCACTTCAGTTGTCTCAATCAGCACCTCCCGGCATGTTCAACGTAGAGGAACTAAACAGGACTATTCTTACAGCAGCTAATCTTCCTAACCTAGATAAGATTATGCCACGTAAACCTGATCCTGAACCTCTTGATCCTGTAAGCGATATTCAAGCAGCAGTTAAGGGTATGCCAATTCAAGCCTTCCCCGGTCAAGATCATCAAGCACACATTCAAATTAAAACTTCTTTTATTCAAGACCCAATGAATGGTGGTAATCCTCTGATGCAAAGGATTGTTCCTATTCTTCAGGCTAATATTCAAGAACATATTATAATGAAATACAAAGAACAGATACTTGGTATCTCAGAACAACTAATCCAACAGTACGGACCACAGGCAGTAGCTGATGGAATGGTTGATCCTAATGATCCTCGTATCCTTGATCAAGTACAAATGATGGCAGCACAACAAGTACAGCAAGCTAATGCAGCAATGGCAGCGCAGCAGATGGCACAGTCACCTGAAGCACAGATGTTAGGACTTGAACAACAGCGTGTTGAAATTGAAAAACAAAAACTTGAGATATCTGCAGCCAAAGAACTTACTTCTTCTGCTTTGAAAAATCGTGAATTAACTTTAGAAGAAGCAGAACTACAATTGAATATGTTCAAGGCTGGCGCTGATATGTCCAGTAAGAAAGTAGAGAAGCAGAAAGATAGAGATACTAAGATGGCGATTGCTGCTCTTGAAGGTCTGCTTGATTTAGCTAAAAATACAGAAAACATCAATAGAGATAAAGCACTCAAAGCTGCTGATGTATTAAGTAAATTCGTAGACACACAAATGATTAGTAAGGAATAGTATGGAATTTTGGGAACAGATGGGTAAAGAGTTAACAGATAAAATTGAGGAGATAAAAAAATCGCTTGCGTATGGAAATGTTTCTAGTTATGATGAATATCGTCAAGCAGTAGGCACTGTTCAAGGATTGGAATGGAGCAGAGAATGCTTGAAGGAAATTATTAATAATAGATTTAAACTAGAAGAGGATTAAGAATGCAAGCGGTACGTATGGATAAAAGTATAGATAATTCTGAATGGTTGACTGATGAAGATAAACTAATTGATAAAGCTACTCTTCCTGCTCTACCGGGATATCATATCCTAATACAGCCAGTATCTGTAAAGAAAGAAACTAAAGGAGGAATTATTCTTCCTGATCGTGTAAAAGATGATGTAGCTTATTTGACTACAGTAGGCAAAGTACTAAAATTAGGTGACTTGGCCTATCAAGATGAAGTAAAGTTTCCTCAAGGAGCATGGTGTAAAGAAGACGATTATATTTGTTTCGGTAAATTTAATGGACAAAAGTTTGTCTATAAGGGAGCAAAGCTTCTTCTTTTATTTGATGATCAAGTAATTATGCGAGTAGATGATCCAACCAGTTTAGATATTACATATAATTTATCAAATTAATATTTGTATATTTGTATATACATAGTATATGATGTATATATTACAGCGCAATTCGTTAGACTTCGCTACTAACGTAAAACAAGGAGTTAAGCATGAGTGAAGAATGGTCAACAATAGAAGTTAAGGATACTGAAGAAAATCCAAAAGTAGAGATAGAGATTGAAGGACAGGAAGAAGAAGTAGAAGCTGCTCCTGAAATTGTAACAGAACAATCTACGGATGAAGGTTATACAGAAGAAGAACAACCTAAAGAACTAGAAGGGATTGAAACTCAAGGTGCACAAAAACGCATCAGACAATTAATTAAACAACGTAAAGAACGAGATGAAGAATTAAATACTTTACGACATGAGTTGTCTAATCTTAAACAAACAGTAAAAGAAAAAGATACACAGTTATCTTCTAGTTTAAGAACTTCTATTGATACTAACGAATCTAAGCTTAATTCAACTTTAGAAATAGCTAAAGACGTTTACAAACAAGCAGCAGAGTCTGGTGATACAGATCGTATGTTAGCTGCTCAAGAAACTATTAGTAAGACCTATGCNGATATGTCTCAAGTAGAGTCACAGAAAAGAGCATGGGAAGATTATAACAATCATGTGCAAGCTGCAGTTCAAGAAGTACAACAAAATCCTGAAGCAGCACAGCAATATGATCCAAAAGCAGTAGAGTGGGCAAGTAGAAATAGTTGGTTTGGTACTGATAATATTATGACTTCCGCTGCTTTAATGATTGATAACGAACTTAAAGAGGAAGGATATGATCCTTCTGATGATGAGTTTTATGTTAAGGTAGATGAAGTACTACGGCAACGGTATCCACACAAGTTTGCTGATAGTGCTACTGAAAACCAAACACCTCGTTTGCAGGATACATCGTCAAATTCTGCTCAAGTGGTAGCTGGTGCATCACGCACACCTAAGACTTCCAAAGCTAAGAACAAAGTCAAGCTTACTCAAGAAGACTTACGACTAGCTGATAAGTGGGGGATATCAATTGAACAGTACGCTGTCGAAAAGCTTAAAGTGGAACAAGCTGATGGCGACTACACAAGTATTTAATATAATAGCGTGGAAGGAAAAAATACAATGACACGAGAAAATAACTCACGTAATGCAGAACAAAGAGAAAATTCTGGAGACTATACTTTTAAAGAACCTGATTGGTTAGAGATTCCTGATACTGTAGCACATCGTTTTAATAATGAAGGTATGACCCTTCGTTGGGTACGAATATCTATTAAAGATAAAGAAGACTATAAAAACATGGGCAAGAAGATGCAAGAAGGTTGGAGTATTGTTCAAGCAGAAGAAGTACCAGAGATGATGCATTCTTCAATCGTGAGAGAAGAGGGACGCTATACAGGAGCAGTCTGTCGTGGAGACTTGGCCTTGGCAAAGATGCCATTACGCCTAGCTGAATCGCGTCGAGAGTTTTATGAGAACAAGAGTAAGGAAGTAGTGGATGCTGTTAATTTGCAATTGATGCGTAATTCAGATTCACGAATGCCTATCTCTAATACAAGTCGCAGTCAAGTTACAACGGGTAGGCGACCTTCTTTTCAAGATTAGTCTTTCGTTGTCAATGTATTTTTATTTAAGGAAAGGAAAAAATTATGACTACAACTGATAGTCCTTTTGGTTTGCGTCCTTCCCGTATGCGTGGTTCTGGTGCTAACACTACTGGCATGAATGATTATCCTGTTTCGACGGGTTATAACACTAACATCTTCACGGGTGATATTGTTAAAAATTCGGGTGGTGTTATTAAGTGTATGAGCGTTTCCACTGACCGTGCTATTGGGGTATTTATGGGATGTCGTTATACTGCTGCTAATGGAACGCCTACTTGGTCGCCATATTGGCCAGCAGGTACGGTAACTAGTGATGCACAGGCAATGGTTGTTGACAACCCCTCCGCTACCTTTATTGTTCAAGCGGATGCTTCGCTTTCTGCAGGAAGCCTTAACAGCTTTAACTTTGACGTTACGTTTGGTGCAGGTAATACTGCAACGGGTATGTCAGGTTTTGCTCTTATGGCTAACTCTGCAACGTCTGTAAGTCGTATGCTACGTATCATTCGATTCGTGGATCAACCCGGTAACAATGTGATTGACTCTTCGGCAGAACGTGCCTTCCCACTTTGCGAAGTGCGATTGGTTCAGAATGTCGATGCGTATCTCACTGTTTCAACTACCTCGTAACGGAAAGGAGTAATTTGTAATGGCTATAAATCGCGCTAATATTGCGAAAGAACTTCTTCCCGGTCTAAATGCTGTATTTGGTTTGGAATATAATGATGTTTCTGCAGAGCATACTGTTCTGTTTGACATTGAAAAATCAGATCGTGCATTTGAGGAAGAGGTTCTGTTCACTGGTTTCGGTACTGCTCCAGTTAAGACTGAGGGTGCTGCGGTTCAATTCGATGATGCACGTGAGGGTTATACCGCACGTTATACGAATGAAACCGTTGCTCTTGCCTTTGCTGTAACAGAAGAAGCTATGGAAGACAACCTTTATGACACCTTTGCTAAACTTCGTGCGCGTGGTCTTGCTCGCTCGATGGCAAACACGAAACAAGTTAAGGGTGCCGATATTTTCAACAATGGCTTTAACGCCAACTTCACGGGTGGAGATGGTGTATCACTTTTCAGTGCTGCTCACCCAACCTCCCATGCTGGTAATCAGTCCAATACCTTTGGTGCAACCGATCTTTCGGAAGCCTCTTTGGAAGCTGGCTTGATTCAAATTGCTAAAGCTAAAGATGACCGTGGGATTCTAATTGGAATCACTGCCGAATCTATGCACGTACCTCCTGATCTTAACTTTGTTGCAGATCAGATTTTGAACAGCACGTTGTCTACGACTACGGCAGTTAATGGTGGAAATGGTATTACGAATACCAATGACATCAATGCCCTTCGTACTCAAGGTGTAGTT